CCTCGAAAGAATTTTAATCCATTATTAAAGAATATTCTCGGCTTACCTTTAAATGGTTCAACAACATCATTTCCATTTTTGTCAACTTTGATACTAACTATTTTAGGCAGTACATAGTTAGGTTCTATTTCAACTGGAACGGTTTGAGCAAATGGAAGCTGGTAATTTATTTCGTTACTGCTATATTCATTTTCACTCTCGAAAGTGTAATCTCCATATCTTTCTCCAGTTTTATCAAAATAATCTTGGTTGAAAAAATCCTTATCCTCTGCAAATTTAAAACTATACTTCTTTGCTGAATCGTTTACACTTGGCTTAATATTTATAGCTTTTGAATGGTCTAATAAATCAGTCCAATTCTCTTCGCCCTCGTAATAGTTTTGTAAAGGTTCAATCTTTATAACACCATCCTCATTTGGTTCGCTTACGTAAAGGTTAAACATATTAATAATACCCTTTACAAATTCACTACATTTTAAATCTGGAATAAATCTGTTTAGAGTTATAATATCATTTTCAATATACACACTATTCAAAGAAGTTAACTCCATATTAAAAGAGTTGTTTAAATCAAAATTTACTTGAGCAGTAAAAGGAGAAGAATCACTTATAGTTCCAGCAATTACAAAATCAACCGTAATTTCATCTCCAGCAATTAAACTTAAATTTGTATTTGTAATCTGTGCAAAGTTTGTAGAAGATGAAAAGCTAAATGGATTGCTTACTCCTATCAAAGTTCCATTCTTAAACACTCTGCTTCTTATTACTAAATTTCCAAAAGAAGTACCTACTATTGCATTGCAATTAAGTTTTAAATTGTAGCTTCCAGTTGACTGAATTATTATTTTTCCAGCAGTTGCATCATATTGCGAATATCCATCCGTTACCGAAGTTGATGCAAATTGAGTAAGTGAGTAAACTCTTCTAACTAAAACAGAATAAAAACCAGCCCTATCTCTATCTTCAATACCAACAAAATTATCATTAAAAGAATTGTTAAAATTGTATTCTACTTCTCTTTTAGTTATATCTGCTGGAGGACTTGATTGCTTTGCACCTCCACCAAAACCCCAAGTTAACGCCTTAATCATTCCATCATTAAAAAAACTTGAATCAATAGTATAACCTATATTTTCAAAACATTTTTCAAAACTTTCTTTTACATAAACATAAGGCACAAAATTCTCAATATCTATTGTCTGTAAACCTCCAGCAACTGAAGATTGATAAGCGAAGTCAATTACTGGATACCAATATCCAAAACCATCTGGTGCTCCACTTGTATAGTTAGGAGTAGAATTTCCATTCTTAATTACACTTGTACTCCAGCTATTCTCTAAATTGGTTTTTGTAAGTTGATGGTCGTACTCTTTCCAATCTAATTCGTTCACATTAATATCTGCCATCCCTTTAATGATATTAATAAAGTCAGCAAACAAAACAATCTCAAAGATATAGTTCCCGTTATTAATCTCTACATTGAGCAACCTAACAAGTCCGTTAAATATCTCTACACCTTTCCTGATATACCTTGCCTTAACTTTTACATTAGGATTAAAGTTAAACCCTAAAGCACTTCCAGTATCCGTAAGACTTAAATTATAAGCACCAGCAAAGATGCTTTTATTATTTTGCGTTCCTACAACTTTAATAGTCTTTGAAACATTCCTTTTTCTGTTTTCTGGGTTCTTAAAATCTCCAATAGAATAGCTAATTGGAAACGGTATATCATTATCCAAATCAACAATTTGATTATTTATGTAAAGTATATTAGACATTTACTGAGTTATCTGATTCTAATTCTATTTGAACAACCTCTTGAAACAACATATCTGTTTCTTGTATTTTCTTGTCAAAACTTGTATTTGTAACCTTGCATCTGTAAAGCTCTGCATTCTCTTCTAAGTAAACTATTGGAGTTGTGTAAAGTGATTTGCTTAACCAATTTTGAACAGACTGAATCATCCAGTCAGAAGTTAATTCTAACTCCTTACTAAATTCCTTTAGGTAATCTATTACCGTTCCATCTTTTAAATCATAAGTATATCCACCAGTAGAATCAAAAGCACCAAATTGTCTTTCGTAACCAAAAGATTGAATATTAAATTTCTCCCTTGTAAGTAATCCAAACGTATAAGAATCAATACCTCCCATTTCGTTTAACCAATGTAATCTCGACCTTGTAGAATATTGACAACTTTCATCTAAATTAATTCTGAATACTTCACTACTTGCACCACTTAAATTTGAAAGTTCAACCGTATAATAAGCTGAGTTAGTAAAATCTAAAGAGTAGTCGCTTATAAGTGTATTTACACCACAAAAGAAAATGTTTAAATTTTCTGTATAGTTATAAGTAACGTTTACTGTGTCAATTAAATTACCACTTGAATCGTAAGTCTTAGTCGTTATTATTACGTTATTTGAATTTTTAATCCACGACAAATAAAATAAATCGTCTGGCTTTACTTTTGCAGTTCCTCTTGGTTCTAAAGTTAAGAATTTAACCCCTCCGATAGTATCAAGAAAGTAATCAGCAAAGTTGTAATTGGTAAAGTCTTTCTTCTTCAATCTTGCTTTCCAAAACAAGACATCAATACTTGTAACACTTGCACCAGCTACTGGAGTTGTTCCGTAGTATTCCGTAACCACTATTTTAATACTTGGGAGTGTTTGTGCATTTGATTCGTTTGCAATAGCGTATCTTTCAGTAATACTTGAAGCATCAAAGTGTGCTTTGCTTCCAAACTCTGGATAAACTCTATGGCTTTCGATTGTAGCAAAAGTTGTAGGGTTTGCAATTTGAACCTCTACTAAAAAATAAAAGTTCGGTTGTGCAGTTAGTGTAGAATCAAATACCCAAGTAACTGGGTTATCTGAGGGAGTAACTTCTTGTGGAGATTGTGTTATTGTTATAGCCATTATTCAAATATTCTTTTAACCGTTTTACCAAGCCTATCTGCCAAGTCTTTAATTGCTTCAGGAGAAAACCCCTCATCCATAAAAGGAGTCTTTCTAATACCTTTCTTCTTTGTTGCTCTTGCAAGTATGTAAGCTAATTGGTCATAGTCCATTTCTGGTTCTCTTGGTTGTATTCCTCTCAGTTGTATAAACTTTTTAAATGCGTCTTTCATTTTATCTCCTACTCCCAAAGTTCTAAACGAATAAGGAGTATCATTGAAAACGGTTTTAGTTCCGTTTACACCTTGATTAATGAAATCCCAATAATCTTCTGCTATAACTTGAACAAGAACCTCATCTCCATTTGTAACTAACTCCTTTGGTTTTATGGATGCAGAAAGAGAACCACTTGCATTTCTGTTATTGCTTTCTAACTCTGCCTGAGCAAAATCAATCCTTTCTCTTACCCAATCTGCAATAGTTTGCTCTACCTTTGTTCCAGCTTTTGCTCTTAGGTTTTCAGTTGCAGTTCCGAACGAATTACCTAACCAATCAAAGTCTTTTACTGCCATAGTTATTAGACTAAAATTATCTTACTTTTGTAGCCTTTATCCTTTCTTTTTGGATGTGCTCAACAAACTTTAACTTATGATTAAAGGTTACGATATTCATTTTAGTAATCTCTTCCCAAGTTGTTTTAAATTCTTCAGCCATAACGTGAATAATATCTTCCCATTCAAAAGCCTTTTGCTCTTTTGCTTTGGTGGATTGTTTTTCATTAGGGTGGAGAAAATTTTGTACTGCTTTTGTTTGAGCAAAAAAAAACCAGTCAAATCTAAATATTGTGATACATTCATATTCTTTTTAAAGACTTCTGCTCTTTCTTTTAGTGGATTAATGATATTAGAATTTTCATCTGTTTCAGCATAACCCATTCCCTTTTCAAGATAAGCAAATGCTGGAAGTAGTTCAGGCACTTTCTCAAAGTTTGCTCCACTCGAATCAATATACCAACCAGCTGGAAGTTTAAAGAAGTCAACTTGTAACTCGTATTCCTTTCCATCAAACTCTAAACTCAAAGGCACTTCTTTTGGTTTGTATTTATTTAGAACCCCTATGATAACATTGAATGCTTTATTAATATCCGATACAACCACCTTGCTTACATCTTTCTTTGTGTATAGCTTTACCAGTTTAATCTTGTTTATAATACTCCAATCCTCTTGCACCTCGTTTATAAAGTGATAGCAATCAATGTAGGTTAAATCTAAATCCTTTAATCTGCTTTTAATCTTTAATTCCATTATCTATATTTTCCGTTATATTTATCTCCTGAACCTATTGCATAAAGCATTGCATCCATTAAGTGGTCTTTGTTTGACTTCTTTGCCTTACCAGTTTTTTCGTCATAAACGTAATACCTAAGTTCATCAATCAAATCAGTTGAGTTTTCATCTACATAAAAAGACTGTTCATTCAATGATTGAATAGCAAAGGTTTTAATATCTTGTTTTGAATCACATTTGACTGCTTGAATCCCAGCAATCTGTAATTCTCTTATTGACTTCGGTTCTGCTGAATCACAATACACTACTCCACCATTATAACCCATTCTCTTAAACTCTTCTGCTCCTTGTTGATTGGTTAGGTTAGTCTTATAAACAAACTGCTTTAAAACCTTTCTACCGTTCCAATTATAGATTCCTAATACTGCAAACTTAGAAGTAGCAAAACCAAAATCACAACCGTAATACAATAGCCTTGCATCCTTTGGCATCTCGATTGTTTCCCAATGCTCAAAGACTGCTCCATCAATTGCTCCCACTTCTCCAAGTCCGTAAACCCTCCACTTATTAGCCCAGTATTTATTGATAACCTCTCCTTGCTCATTGTAGCCTAATTCCTTGTATCTTAATATCTCTTCCCTTTCTCCCTTATCAAGCATCTCATTATCCTGAAAAGTAAGTTTTAAAAAGTCGCAATCTTCTCTGGTTATAACTTCGGTATGGATAAAAAATTCTGCATCTGGATTGAAATCGGCATAAACTTTTTTTGACCTACTTGCCACTTGTCGGTAAGTTTCAGAATCAATTTTGTTAACCTCATTGAAGTAAGCCACATCACTTCTTAACCCCTTTCCAACATCTGACTTATCTAATCCTATAAACTTAATAAAACTTCCGTTTCTGAATCTGTAAAGAGTACCAGAAATAAATCTACTATCTTGATAGATTCCGAACATCTGCATAAGTTTTACAAAGTCTTTGATAACCGTTAACCTCATCTTTGTAAGTTCAGCTGATAGTATTAATATCTCTCTTCCTTCTACATTTGATGCGTGATTGATTAGTAGCATAAGAATTGAAAAGGTTTTTGATGCACCTTGCCCACCTTGTACAACCGTAATTTTCTTTCTGCTACTTGCTATCTTCCGAAGTGCTGTTGTCTGTTCCATCTTCTATTGCTAATGGGTCAATATTAAGTAACTGAAAATTGTTTGTATTCTTGCTCTCAGTCTTATCAGCCCAGCCTAATTTATTCTTTGCATAAAATATTCCTTTACCTTCATTCGCTACAATATCCCCAGCAAGTGCTTTAAAAGAATCGTCTATCCTTTCAATGGTTTCTTTCTTGTAGCTATCTTCCCATTTTAACCAACGATAGTAGGAGCTTCTTTTTATAGTGTCCTTTTTTGAGTAGTTTAAAGGAATCCAAATATTTAGAAAGTAGCTGATTGTTGGAATATGCCTATCTTTTACTTGCTCCTTACTACCTTTATTTGAAAGCACTTCTTTCTTATGGTTGATACATTCGTTTATGTACTCCCAAGCTAACTCTTCCAACCTATCAACAAACGCCTTACTCTTTGGCATATAACTTTGATTTTATCCATTCAACATCATTCTTATATCTGTTTGGTACTTTCTTTCCGTACTTCTCAAAATATTGCTCTTGTATGGTAGTTTCTTTTGGTTCTTGAATCTTTAAATAATTCAGCAGTATTTTGTAAGTATAAGAATCACAAGAGGAACAATTTATGTTCGCAGTTCTTCCAGTTATCTCATAGTAGCATCCATACAAGAATGTTCTTTGTGCCGAAGTAAGTGCAATGTTCAATCCCTTTTGTTTCTGTTCTAATTTATCTTTGAAATCTTTTAACTCCATAGCTTGTCTATTATTTTAGCAGTTACAAATCCGATAGGAATAAGCACCCAGTTAAGTGAAAGGATTGATACAATTACAAAAGTCCACATTATTAAACAAAAGTAACAATCAAACGGTTTTACTTCTTCTGTTGATGGATAGCCTAAATAAATTTTAATGTAAAAAAATAGGTTTAAACTATCCTTTAAGAATAAGATTAATGCAAGGCTAATTATTGATAAGATAAATGTATTCATTTTTTATTAGTTGTTTTGCTTGAGCAAGATACACATCTAAGTCTGCTCTTCTTAGTTTTAATTTTTCACATAGAGAAAGTTTACTATTTTCAAAAGATAGGTAAATCAAATCCTGATAAAATTTGTACTCCACATCATTTGTTTTCTTTTCTAAGAATAACTTTAATGCTTCTTTGTAGTAATTTGGTTCTTCTCTTTCTGCTGGAGTTGTTTCGTCTAATTCAGTAAATCGGTTATCTTTTATCCAATCTAAGTAAACTGACTTTAATACCGTATAAAAGTAAGACTTATAATTTTCCACATTTTTAGGATTTTGGATAATTATTTTTTCAATGGCTAAAGAAAAAATCTCTTCGTGTTCTTCTCCAGCTATACTTTTCGCATAACTTCGGCACACTTTACAATTATAAATTTGCTCAACCATTTACGCAAATATAGTAAATTTATTTTAAGTGTCTTTCCCAGTTCTGCTGAACCAATTTAACGTGAATTAAATCCATCTTTAATTGTGTCAGTATTTGCTTCTCTTTTATTTCATCACATTCGCAAGGATTAAGCTCTTTTGTAAAGTAATATGTTGCCAGTATAGATAAGGCTATTAAGACTAAGTATGTTAATAATTTTTTCATTTTATATTATTTTTTAATTCATCATTCTCTTTTTTCAATCTATCGAAGTTTTCCAGCTTGTAAATAGTTTCTTCCATCTGCTCAGTAAATTTAGCAAGTTTCAAAAGGTTGTTGTTCTCCTCCTCCAAATAGTTAATTATTCTTGTAGCATCATTTAACACAATCAAGTTATCTTTAAATCTTTGTGAGATACTTTCCCATTTCTCATTCGGTTTGGTTTCGTCAATATCTTTTACAAAGTCACTTATGTAAACTTCAAACGATTTTATTTGACCAATTATTAGTATTTTCTCAAATAGTCTATTCATTTTTAAAAAGGTGTTTCATTATTATTTTCAAAAGCATTTTTTACCTCTGCTAAATTTAAAGGTTTTTCTTGGATAAATCCGTTATCATAAAAAAATTGTTTGTCGAATCCTGAATCTTCGTAAAATCTTTGGCTTGGTATATCAAAGTTCATTGTTACCATTCCAGTCATTCCTACTATTCGTGGCTTTGTTTTTTTAATATGTATTTCGTACTCCATTCCCTCACGTTCTTGCTTGTGCACTACAATGATATTCTTTCCATTATTATTCCACTCAGAACCTCCCATCAAATCAAATGTACTCGGTTCTTTTAACTTTCCAGTCTTTCGGTCATAGTTTACCGAAGTTGGGTTTTTAGGATGAATTATAGTGAAAAAATGTTTATTGTTTACCTGTGCAAGTCTGTTTCTTGTGCTTAGTGTTTTTGCAAGGTAAGAAGTTCCCATACTATCAGGATGAGACATAACATTCCACGAATCAATACTTGCAGTATCACAACCCATTTCAATACTCTTTTCCCAAAACTCAACTGGAGTTATAGCGTTATCGTCTGAAACAATTACAAAGTCGTTTAGAATCTGAGTAGCATATTGGTAAACTTCATTCTCTGTTAGATTATTTTTATACTTTTTATCAAAAGTCTTTCCCGAAAGTTTGTGAGTAAGGTTTGCAATTATCTCAAGCGTATCTCCATCATCTGGCAAGTATAAACAATGCTTTAAATTGTGTTTTAAGTAGGAGTTTATAAGAATTTCCTTGAGTAGTAAAGTTTTACCAGAATAAGGGTAGCCAGTAATATCTGTTACCGTTCCCATTTTAATACCGTAGTATTCATTGAAGCATCCCATCCCTAAATTTAATGGTGGTTCTGCTCCATTTCTCCAAAAGTGAATTACTTTATCGAGAATTTCATTGTTTATTGTTTTCATTGGTGTTTTGATTTTATGCGTTTTAAGAGATTAAAAATACTACTCCCTTATATTGTGTTGGTTTTGATATTAAAGTTTATTAGATAAGCTAAAAAGTACCTTAAAAGAGTTATCCAAGCCCTACAACCTCTTTCTTTATTTCAGTATTTAGATATTTATTAAAATTATCGTTTCTCAAAAAGTGAGTAGGAGTTAAATTGTTTGTTTCTTTTGCCCATTCATTCGCAAACATCTTTGGGATTGCATCTTCAAAATCTGAATAATCGTAATCTTTGAGCAATTTAGCAAAATTATTTTTATCTGTCTTTGATAGCATTTTAAATTTTCCAACCGTTCCAGTATGTTTTTTCTTTTGGTTGTTAAACCAAACCAAGAAAGGTTTTATTTTATCTTCTCTTATCTTATCTTCTCTTATGCCTTTCGTTTCGGTTTCTTTTGGGTTTCCGTTCGGTTTAATTTGGGTTTCTTTTGGGTTTTCTTTCTTTGGTCTACCACCCTTTGAACCATTGATACTATTGATGATACTCTTTTTTGTAGCTTTTAAGTATTGCTCATCTAAAAACTCAATTCTTATTCTATTTTCTTGCAACTCTACAATATTCTCCTCTACTAACTCTGCAAACTCATCAGCATAGTTTAGTCGTTTTAAAAACTGCTCTTTTGTAAGTTGGCAACTTCTCTGCCAATAATAAGAACACAAGTTTACGAATAAACCTTGAGCCTCAAGTGAGCAAAAAGATATATTTCCAGCAAGATATTCTGCTGGTTCAAATTGAAAGTAAGGTAATTCCTTTGCCATATTTTTTGTATAAAAAAAGCCTTTCTGCTACTCCTAAACATTGCACGTTCAGTTTCGCAAAAAGGCAAATAAATTTATTAGTCAGGAGTGCAATTCCTTTTGACCTTTGCAAATATCTAAATAAGATATTTAATATCCTAATTTTTTAATGAAATAATCAATCGTTATTCCGATTGGATTCTTGCTCCAGTCTTTGTGATTAATTTCTTTCTCTTGTACTACCTTATGATATTTCTTAGTCTTTCCGTTTACATCAACTTCAATCTTCCAACCGTTAGAAGTATGTACTGGATAAACTTTGATTCCGTTTCTTGATAGTATTTCGAGTTTCTTATGTACTTCCATTAGAAAGGTAAGTCATCATTCGTACTTGCTACTTCATCAAAAGAGCTTCCAACTGATTGAGTAGATTGTTCAGCTTTCATAACTTTCCACGCTTGTAGGCTTGTAAAATACTTTCCTTTCCATTCGTTAGTGCTAACATTAAACTCAACTGAAACTGAATCCCCAACTTTATTATACTTGTTCAGATTTTCAACTTTTTCATCTCCGAATACTTCAAAGCAATACAAGTTATTGTATTTTTCGTCTGTTTCTAAAGTGAAACTTTGCTTAACCCATTCTCCAGAACCATCTTTTTTCGCTCCAGTTTGTTTGTCTAAAATCTTAGTAATTTTTCCTTGTACTTTTAACATATGTATTTGTTTTTTATTTGTTTTTCTTTTATAAATTTATCTCTTATTTTTAACGCTTTATCTATATTCTTAGTGCTTCCTAAATAATTTTTTATACCATTATAAAAAAGACTTATTTGGTAAGATTTCATTGATTTACAATAGTGAATTGCATAATGTTTATTAGACTTATTTAAAAATGCGTGAGTTTGATTTTCTCTTTTGTTTACCCATTCTAAATTGTTTAAATTATTATTGCTTGGGTTTTTATCAATATGATTAACAAAAGTTCTGTTTTCATCTATATTTATAAAAGCAATAGCAACAAGTCTATGAACCTGAAACCTTTTAGTCTTACCGTGTTTACTTAATCTTATTCTTCTGTAATTACCCTTGACAACTTCTTGCTTTAATATTTTTTCTTTTACAACCATAGTGCCTCCACACTTATGATTTGCAGTCCTTTTTAAACTTTTAATATTACCTAAGTTACTAACTTGATAAAATCCTTCGTAGCCTTTTACTGGTAGCCAAACCTCTTTTTCTTGATTCATGTTTCAATTTTTTATCCCAAGTATTAAAGAAGTGTAGCAGGACTTGAGAACCTCATTGAATTAATCCGCTAAGATTAAACTACATTACAATATACTAATTATTTATAAATATTTAGCCTGATATTTAGTTTTTTTCTTAACTCCCACCTTTCATTATGAGTTAATACTGGTAATTCTTTAACTTCTTTTAATATTTTTTTAGACAAAACTTTTAATTCTTTAAGTTCAGGAATAGAAAGATGCAAACTTTTATAAATTCTAACCAAGTCAAATTTTATGTATTCCCATTTATCACGACCATAATATTTTATAATCTCATTATCATAACCGTTAATATTACCACCAAGCCAACTATTACATTTTTCGCAACCTAACCAAATATTAAATAAATTCCATCTTAATGTCGGATTAGAACCTACACTATGATAATGGCATCCGTTTTCTTTTTTTGGTTTTTTACCACACATTAAACACAAACTACTCTTATCTATCTCTCTCGCTATTTGATTAAATATTGGTTGCAATTCTTTTTGATAATCTGACTTAGTTTTTAGTTTCTCTTTTAAAACTTTCTTTTCCTTTGCCCATTTTTGTTTCTCAATTTGATTTGATAATTTTATTGCACAATGTATCGAGCAACACATTTGTACTGAAGAATGTACTGGAGCGAATTTAACCTTACATATCTTACATTTACGCATCTATCAACTTGCTTTTGTAGTGTTCAATGATACGCTCCATTTCTTTAGCGTAAAACTCTTTAAAATCAATCTTATCATTTTGGGAATTGTAAACGTGAAGTACATTTCTTAATCTTTTGCTTTTAGTCTTTCCTTCAATCTCAATATCTACCTTTTCTATTTCGTCAGCCTCTTGCTTTGTTAGTGTATCTCTATTACTAAAATATATTATTCCGTAAGTATCAAGAACCTTATCCACCTCCATAAACTCCTCACTACTTTGTTCTAAAGTTGTAGTGAAGCGTAACGACACGCTTTTATCTTTCTTTCGTGTCGCTCCCTCTAATATTACGCTTCTAATTATTGCCATTACTTTGTGAATTTACCCCAGTTAAAACGAACCTTTCCATTATTGTCTTTACAAGCCAAAGCCACAATTTTATTATCCTTGAACTCGCTTATCCACTTCCACTCTTTCAATTTCAAATCCCAAGTAGGTTTGAATTTACCTTGATACTCAGAAACTTCATTATCAAGTAGTTTAATTTGAATTAAAGGATAATCATACAATTCACGACCTATACCCCAATTAAAACAAGCTCTTTTAAAAGAATCAGAAGCTAAACCTTTTGCTTGTTCAGTATTGCTTTCTGTTCCAGTATCTTCTTTGCTTACCCACTCCTTAGTTTCTGGATTGTAAATAGAAACAATACAATTCTTATTATCTCTTGTATGTTCTCTTTTCCAATTCAAAGCACCTACTACTTCATCAAGCCTATTCATATCAGCACGAGCATCTTTGTAGGCTAAAATGGTTGCAAACTTACCCTTGTTTATAGATTGGATTCTAAAATCTATTTCGTTAATAGATAATGGTTTTGTTAAGTCTTTCATCTTTATTTGATTTTTAGATTAAATTGTTCCACAATATACGCATTTTCAATTTGTTTGCCAAGTTTCAAAGCCTTTTTGATTTCTGTTTTATTGGCTTGTTCCGTTACCTTTATTGTCTTGTATTCCTTTGGTAACTGGTTCACATCCTCCACCTCTACTCTTTCAGACTTTCTTAACCCGAA